ACAATGAGTATCTAAAAAAGCGTTTCAAAAAGGCTACCGAGCAACGTGGTATTGTGACCGCTGATGGTTCTGCTAGGTATGACGTAAAAGCCGCTAAAGAATCTGCCTTGCAAGGTATCCCGATGTCCCTATGTCTCTTTGACGAGTTGCATATTGCTAAACGTGGAATGTGGTCAGCTGCGGTTCTAGGTACTGCTCAACGTAAAGATGGAATGGTTATCGGTATTACTACCGCTGGCGATGAAACCTCAGAGACACTTATTGAACTTTACAAACTCGGTATTCAAGCTGCCTCTGGTGATAAAGAGTTAGAACGTTTCGGGTTCTTTTGTTGGGAGGCTCCAGAGCATGCTCAGATAGATGACCCTCACGCTTTGAGATGTGCGAACCCTAGTATCGACGCTGGACGTTTAGATTTAAATACTGTTCTGTCGGACATTAGATCTATACCTGAGCATGAGGCTAGACGCTACAGATTGAACAGGTTTATCTCTGGTACAGCTCAGTCATGGATTCCAGGTGAGTTATTTGCTCAAGCGTCGGGTGATGGAATCACGAATCAAGAGAATGTCATTTTGGCTGTCGATAGAACTAAGAACTGGGAGTATGCGTCTATTGCTGGTGCTCGGAAGTGTGACGATGGAACTTATGAGACTGAGTTGATTGCTGGTTTCGCTGGTGCAACTGAACAGCAACTTTATTCTAAGATTCATGAACTTTATGCCAGAGGCACTATCAAGGCGATAGCAGTTGATGATAGACAGATGCCTAATTTGGTGAAACGTCTAAAGATAGATGGTCTCCCTGTTTGGCCTTTATGGACTAAAGAGATTTCAGCTGCATGTTCGACTGTCTATGCCATGTTTAGTTCTGGTGTTGTCAAGCATCGTAATGATCCATTACTTGTAGTTCAATCGCCTCGCGGTATCGCTAAATACACCGGTGAAACTTGGCTAATCTCTCGGCGTGAATCTCTCGGTGACATTGACGCTTTGATGGCAACTGTTATGGCTTTGTATGTTTCCGCGACACACCAAGAATATGGAATACAAGTATTTTGACCATGTCGTATATGTGCTATACAGTTTGGATGTATGGCAAGCATTTGGCAACGCCTCCTGGGTAGAGATGTAGAGCAACGTTCTGCAACTCCAATTTGGCCTACCCGGAGCGACTACGCGGTATCTGGCAATACTGCTCTAACTCTTACAGCTGTGTATCGGTCAATTCAGATCATAGCGACTCCGATTAGCAAGATGCCTATGAGGACTTTGAGATACGCGACAGGTATTGAGGTTCCAGTTGAGAACCCGATTCTGATAAATAAGCCCGACTTCTCTCAAACTAAACGTGACTTCTTATTTCAAACTGTTGTCTCTTTATCGTTGGATGGTAACGCGTTCTGGCTCAAGTCCTATGACAGTAAAGGCCAAGTAAATAACCTAACTTTGATTCCAGCTAATGCTGTGACTGTTCGACTAGATGAACGTGGCCAGAAGTGGTATGACTATCAGGTAACTAATCAGGACACCATGAAGTCCACTATGACTGACATTCAGCATTTGAAATTGTTTAGCCAGGCAGGGTATTTGCGTGGACTTGGACCGATTGACGCTTGTGCTAAAGACATTGCCGCCGCGTTAGATCTACGAAACTTTGCCGCTAACTGGTTTGGTCAGGCTGGCATTCCGACAGGTATTCTAAAAACCGATAAGCCTATTGGTGCTGAGGACGCTGAACTCATAACTGAGAGATGGCATTCTAAACAGTCAGAACGTAAAGTCGCGGTTCTTGGTCAAGGTTTCGAATGGCAGACAGTTCAACTAAACCCTAGAGATGCCATGTTCACCGATGTGCAGATTCAACAGGTTCAGGCCATTGCCAGATTGTTCGGTGTTCCAGCTCGTCTATTGCTGACCGGTGTTGATGGATCTAGTGACACTTACACTAACCTGCAGGACGAGAACCAAGTGTTCTATCGCCACACTCTTATGGCCTATACGGACGCTATCTCTGACGCTTTGTCAGAATGTTTGCCACGTGGCACTAGAACTGAGTTCAACTTTGAGGGCTTATTCAGGGCTGACATGGCATCAAGATTTGGTATGTGGGAAACCGCTATCAGGGCAGGATTTATGACTGCCGAGGAAGTTAGAGAAAAGGAAGGTCTCCAAAATGACCGAGATTGAAACTAGAAGCTTTGAGGTTCGCCTTGACGCTGAGAAACGTGAAGTAACTGGAATTGCTGTACCTTATGGCCAGACTGCCGACATTGGTGGAGCCTATCAGGAACAGTTCGTGCCAGGTGCTATTCGTTCGGTTGAGGATGTAAAACTGTTCTGGCAACACTCAGAACCTATCGGCAAAATTGTTTCAGGTAGAGACACCGACGAGGGCTTTGAGATTACAGCTTCAATCAGTTCGACTCCCAGAGGCGATGAAGCTTATACGTTATTGAGAGATAACGTCATCAACAAGTTCAGCGTGGGCTTTGTTCCAGTAGAGCAAACACGCGAGGGCAACCTAGTTACCAGAACTCTGGTAGATCTAAAAGAGGTTAGCCTTGTAAGTTTCCCTGCGTTCAGCGGTGCTTCTGTGGCCGAAGTTCGTGAGGAAAACCCCGTTACTAACCCGGTAGCGGATTCAACCCCTAATGAAAAGGAACCATCTATGTCAGAGAACATGGAATTGGATGTCCGTTCTGTTCAGGATGAAGTGGCTGAGATTCGCCGCGAACTTGAACTTGTAAAGGCTCCTACAATCAGCGTTCCAACCTTTGAGACTAAGTTCCGTTCTCAGGGTGAATACGCTAAGGCTCTAGTCACAGGCGACAGCGACGCTGTTGAACTGTTCAGAGCTGCAACCTCGGCTGATGCTGCACTTCGTCCAGCGTTCGTCGGTTTCATCAACAACTTGATCAACTCTGGTCGTCCAACACTAAACGCATTTAGTGTTAATGCACTTCCAGCAACTGGTCTATCTGTTGAATACGCTAAGGTGAACACCAACACTATCGCTGTTGGCAAGCAGACCACCGAATCAACTGCACTATCTACTGGTGACGTTGCTCTCTCGACTGTCTCTGTTGCTGTTGGCACTTATGGCGGTTACGCTTTGATTTCACGTCAGGCTATTGAGCGTTCAACTGTGAACTACTTGGATGTTGTATTCCAGGCTATGTCACTTGCTTACGCCAAGAAAATGAACACCGAGTTCATTGCTGTACTTGCTGGCCTAACTTGGACTGGTAAGACTTTCGACGTTTCGGCTCTAACTGCAACTGCAGTCATGGGTGGAATCGCTGATGGTGCAGCTTACATCAACGCTCAGACTGGTCTATTCCCTGAGTTCATCGTTGCTGGAACTGTCGCTTACAAGCGTCTAGTCAGCATTGTGGACACCGCTGGCCGTCCAGTTGTATTGCCTGTTGGTGCTGGTGTGAACAACATTGGTGGATCTAACGTTCCAGCTCTAACTGGTTCGATTCTTGGACTTCCAATCATTTGCGACCCTGCACTTGACAGCAAGACCGCTTACCTTGCAAACTCTTTGGCATTGACCACTTGGGAATCGTCAGGAACTCCTGCACGTCTATCAAGTACCGATGTCACCAAGTTGCAGGACTCTTACTCTGTTTATGGTTACGCTGCTTTCGGTGTTCCATTCGAGGGTGCAATCGTCAAGCTGAACACCGGAGCCTAATAACTCATGGCAGTTTCGGTGGAGCAGTTTAGAGCCTATGTTGGCACTAAAGAAGTTTCGGATTTCGTGGACACATGCCTAGCATCTGCAAACCAGATGGTAAGCAAGTTCGTGGGAACCGCTAGAGTACCTCAAGGTGTTCTAGATTCTGCAGTGTTATCTTGTGCTTCTGAATTGTTCCACCGACGTTCAGCCCCTAATGGTGTTGCTCAGTTCGCTGACATGGGTACCGCGGTGAGAATCGCTAAAGACCCTATGAACGCGGCTAGAGAAATGCTATTACCCTTTACTGGGCCCGGACTATGACTAATGAGATTACTGCGTCTAAGGCAGAGTTCGCACTAGATCTAACCACAGCTGGTTTAGATGTGTTGGATTATGTCCCTGAACGTGTAACTCCTCCAATAGTTATCATCTCGCCAGATAGCCCTTATTTGGTGACTGAGACTGTAGGGAATGAGTATCGGCTTGGTTTGAAACTGACTTTGGTGGCGGCTACCGCGACTAATGAGGAATCAACTGAGGCTCTCGATGAACTTATTTCGGACACTCTCGTAGCGTTGGAAACTATTAGTTATGCGGTCCTAAAGTCCGTACAAACCCCGTTTCGTCTAGCTGTCAATAACGCTGAGTATTTGGCAACAGACATCACCTTGGATTTATCCATAACCCTATAAGGAAATAAGATGCCAGCATCAACAAGAATCAAGGCCACGAACATCGTGTTCAAGATTGGTACGACCGACTATGCGTGTGACGCTAACTTGGTTGAACTAACCCTGAACGATGCTCCTGGCGATGTACAAACATTCTGTGAGGTTCGTGTAGGTGGCGAGTGGAAGTTACAGCTAGATGGTACTACCTCTGGCGATACTGCTTCTCTGTACCGCTTATTGTGGGCTAACTTCGGAACCGAAGTCGCTTTCACAATTGCACCACAGGGAAACGCTACCGCGAGCACCACTCAACCGCACTACACAGGTACAGTCGTATTTGACCAGTTGCCTCCATTGAGCCTAAACAGCGGTGACGTTGTCAAGTTCTCTGTGACTCTAACTGTAAAGAACGCTGTTCACACTCCATCAGCTACGCCTCCGGTGTACTACGGAGTCACTCTAAAGACAAGCTAATGCCTTACGTTGAGAGTCGTATTCAGATTCTCGGCTTGAATGAGGCAGTTGCCGGCCTGAAAGCTATGGGTGCCGAGAAGGAACTCAAAGAACTAAACTTTCGGGTCGGCAAACTTGTCGTAAAAGAGGCTAGAGAATTAGTGCCAGTTCGTAAAGGTAGATTACAAGAATCTATTCGGGCATCTAAAACAGCCAAAACAGTTGTAGTTTATGCTGGTAGAGATCCATTGGTTCCGTACGCTAACCCTATCAACTGGGGCTGGTTCTATGACAGAGAATATTTCATCCAAAAGAACATTATGCCTACTCAATACATGAATAAAGCAGCCGCTAAGGTTCGTGGACTAATTGGAACATTCTATATGCAAGACTTGATTGCAATCTACGAGAAATATGCTAAAGAACAGTATTCTGGAAACGTAGTTCTAAACCGAGATCTAATTGACGTAACTATGAGAGGAAACTAATGACCACACCATTCGATTTCGAGAGTTTGACACTTGAGGAAGTTGAGACCATTGAACTGATTACTGGTGCAAGTATTGACCAGATCATGGAGGCGAAACAACCTAAAGGTAAAGCACTAAAAGCCATCATCTTGATTATCAAAAGGCGGCAGGACCCTAGCTATACGATTGAGCAAGCCGGTGCCCTAAAAATGTCTGAGGTAAATGAGTTGCTGGCTGGTGATGAAAAAAAAGAGTAATAGCAGATAAGGCGGCCAAGCGGATGGCGTTTATGATAGTTCACGCTGGAGTAAGCGTTTCAGAGTATAAGCAACTCACTCTACGCGAATACCAGGCTATTGCTGACGCTGTAACAGAGAAAGGCCCTATGTAATGAGTGTTCTGAGACTTACCCTTATCTCTGATCCAAGCAAGTTCAAGTCAGGTTTAGATAAGGCATCTAAGGAACTAAAGAGCTTTGGCTCTGTTGCCAGCAAGGTGTCCTCTGGTGTCACTAGGGCTCTTGGAACTGTTGGACTTGGCCTTGGTGTCGCTAAACTTACTGGCTATTTAAAAGAATCTGCTAAGGCCGCAGCTGAGGATGCTGTATCTAAAAACCAGTTGGCACTATCTCTAAAGAACACTCTTGGAGCAACTGTCGCTACTACTGAGGCGGCGGAACGCTGGATTCAAAAAACCTCTAACGCTGTCGCGGTGCTAGATGACGATTTGAGACCAGCCCTAGCTGACGCTGTTCGTGCAACCGGTTCATTGGATCGTGGACAGTCTCTGTTGAACTTGGCATTGGACATTTCAGCGGCTAAAGGCAAGAACCTTGGTTCGGTTACTAATGCTCTTAGTAAGGCTTATGGCGGCCAATACACTTCATTACAAAAACTATTGCCTGGTGTCAAACTTGGTGTGAACTTCTACGCTGATTTGACTAAACAATTCAAGGGCTCCGCTGAGGCGGCTGCAGATCTAAACCCTTACCAGAGGTTGCAAGTTATCTTTGAGAATCTAAAAGAGGAAGTGGGAACTGCATTACTGCCATTAGTCAAACAGTTTGCAGAATACTTACAGAGTCCTGAGGGCCAAAGGAACTTACGCCAACTAATTAGAATCTTGCAAGAGGTTGGTTTGGCTGTAGGTAATGTTGGCAAGTTCTTTATTGAAAACATTGTTCTAATCAAGTCTCTAGTTGCTGGCATATTGACTGCAAAGTTGGCTATTGGTGGTTTGACTATCGCTATGAAACTTTATGACATGGCAACTAAGTTAGCGACTATTTCGACCAAGGCCCTAAAGTACGCTTTGATTTCGACTGGTATTGGTGCCATCGCGGTTACTGTTGGAACCCTTGCAGCTGCATGGATGTCGGCCGCCGATGCTCAAGAGGATTACTACACTCAAACAGAACAAAGCGAAGCGTTTAGGAAAGCCTTAGAAGCAACTGGTGACGCGACTGTTGAAATAAATGAGAACTTAGGTCAGATATTCAAAGATGGTGTTCTTATATTTGACCAAGCTCAATGGGACCAGAATGTGCAAAGAATCAAAGACAAGATTATCCAGGCAAAAGATAACATCACTAAAACTGCCGAGAAGTTTAGAGACAGCGTTGGATTGGCATTTGGAACCACAGGTAAAGACGAGTACTCATTCTTCAACGTGGACAAGGTTATTGAAAAACTAAAGCGGATGGTGGACGCGGCTAAGGGATTTACTGGGAACCTAAGAAAACTTGTGAAGCAGGGTGCCGGTCAGGATGTAATCAACGAGCTTATTGGCATGGGCCCTGCTCAGGGTAACATCGTGGCTAAGGGATTACTGCAGTCAGGCAGATTGTCGGAGTATCTGGGACTTCGTGGATCTCTTTATGGTACTGGTGCAAGTGTCGCTGGAGTCGGCAACACCGCTGGTCAAAAGACTTACACCATCAACATCAACAAAGCCAACGTTTCAGCTGCCGAAATCATCAAAGAGATTCGTAACTTCGAGAAGCAAACCAATAAAAAGTATTTCGCTAACTAATGGCTAATAACGTTTGGGACATCAAGTCGAATCTACGGATTCAATACTTACCTACACCATCGGGTTCATGGACTTCCATTGAGGCTGACACTTATGAGGTGAGCATTGACCGAGGTATCTTGGTTGAACGCGGAGTGTTCGCTAGACCAGATTATGGTACTGCTCAGGTTCGGCTAATCAAAAAGGATGTTTCAGATCTAGTTACTGGACCTAACTACAAAGCCAACATGCCTTTGCGTATTCAATACCAGCCTCAGCCCGATACTCAACCAACTGTTTGGCAGTCATTCTTTCATGGCTTTATCAGCAACGTGGCGATGCAGTTTGATGTTGATTCTCAAAAACTAAAGATAACTATTTCGGCCGATGACACAACTAAGATTCTATTGAACACTCGCTTGACTGTGTTTGACATCAACAGCACTTACCACAGCTTCAAACAGATTATGGTCAAACTTGGTTCGGACATTCAGGCAGTTGATTCTAGG